GATCCGTCCCGTCGATCCCCTTGTCCGCGGCGATCCTGTGGGCCCACTCCATCGCGTGTCCGCTCACGGCTCGAGCCATCCGCGGTAGGCGTCTCCGCCTGTGGGTATCCTGTTCATTGAGTCATCTCCCCTCGAGTGAGGCTCCGAAGCCGGCCCCGCTACGGGCCGGCTTCTTCGCGTTAGGTGGACTCCACTATGGACGCGACCATCGCACGCGGTCTAGATCCTGCTTCGCCAGGTAGACGGCGAGCGGGCCCCGGGCCCGGTAGAGACGCCGGCGAGCTCGCTCGAGCTCGAGCCAGTAGCGGAGCCACCTCACCTCCGGATCGCCAGGGCGAGAAGTCCTCCGACCGCCACGCCGGCGGCGAAGGCGGCGACGAGCTCGAGCGCGAGTCTCACGGCATCCCCTGGCGGCGGAGCGTAGCGATCACCTCGTCCACGTCGGACGGACGCCAGACGTACACCTCCTGGCAGGCTCCCTCGAGGCGTAGCTTCCATTCCTCCTGCTCCGGCTCGAGCTCGCCTGTCTCGCGCTTGAGCTCCGCGAAGATGACACGCTCGCGGACGAGGGTCAGGTCTAGCCATCCCTTCCCGTCCGCGCCTACCGGCGTCCGCCACCCCCGCTCCGTCCTGGCGGGCCGGAAGTAGGCGACGGACCATCCGAAGGTATGCGCGACGTCGATCACCTGGTCCCGCCACTCGTCCTCCGTGATATCGCGAAGGGCTCGCTCCGCCGGCGACAGACGCCGGCCCACTAGAAGGGCCCCTTCGCCCATCCCCGCGGCGCGCCGGCGGACCGCCTGGCGGGCTTCGGGGCGAACACGAGCAGGTAGGAGTGTGCGCGTTGGGTCCGGCGGATCTCGCGGATCCGGTATCCGCCTCCGATCCCCCCGCCTGTGGCGTGGACTATCCGATCGTGGAGCTCCCACCCCGCCGCGTCCGCGGCGATCGTTACCTCCGTGGGGACGTCATAGAAGCGATGCCAGGCGACGTATTCCATACACTTCACGAGGACGAAGGCTCGAGCGACGCGGCAGACTTCCACGAGGCCGGCGAGCATTACCGCTCGAGTGTCGTCCGGCGAGATCCGATCGCTCGCATCCGTCCCCAATCCGAAGGCGTCCAGGAAGTCCGTCCTCGAGCTCGTCGCGCGGCTCCCCGATTCGACGTAGGGCGGATCGAAGCAGACGGTATCCCACGAGCTCGCCGGATAGGGAAGGGCCCGGAAGTCCACCCCGTCCAGGGCCCGATCGTGATAGCGGAGATCGCGCGGTCGCCAGGCGTCCCACCATTTACCCCGCCCGTAGGTCACGTCGAGGACGGTCCCTGTCAGGTAGAGGCCGGCGAGCGTCCGGATTAGCTCCGCGTTGGATCCCGCCTGGACGGACTGTGGGATGGGCCCTACCGGCTTCTCCATCCCCTCGATTAGCGATAGCTGAGTGTCCCGCTTCATCGATACCCCCTCGCCTCGGGGGATTCGTCGCGTACCCAATCGGGGACGTCATCATCCCTGGGACGCCGGCTCGAGGCTCGAGCTCGGGGCGAAGCCGGCGCGACGGCTCCGGCTTCCCCTCCGGAGATCGCCGGCGCGCCGGCGGAGCTCGAGGCTAGGACGTAGCCTTCCGCCTCTACCTCGCGGAGAAGCGTCGAGTCCTCGTCCGTCCCGCCCACGTAGGAGACCGCGGCCTGGACTTCGGGGAAGGCGCGGCGTAGAGCCATCGACTCCGCCACCTTCCCCAACATATGAGACGGCATCCGGGCCCAGGTCTCGAATAGGTGCGGCTCCGTTACCTCGCCTGTCTTACGGTCCTCGTATCGCTTCGTCCACCTGGAGAACTCCGTCCAGAGGGCGGTCCCGTTGGCGGGGCGGTCCCAATCGCTCCGGAGGACGAGGCATCGCGCGGCGTAGGGGTAGGGATCCTCCGGATCGTCCGGCTCCCAATCTTCCTCGTAGGGAGGGCGGAGCTTCGTCCCGTCCTCGAGGACTACCGTCCGGCCCCGCCAGGCGGGCCCCTCGATCCCCCGTAGGCGTCCGGTCCGGTCCGCGATGAAGCGGCGTCCGGCGACGGTGATCGTGGGACGGTGGGCCCCTCCGATCTCCATCAGACAGATATGTCCGGCCCACGGATCTAGGGCCAGGTGATTAGAGACTTTCGCGAAGTAGGCGAGCTCGTCATCCCCCGCGTTGGGCGCGAATTGCTGGCGGAGGATCTCGAGCTCGTTACTGCCTACTCTCGCCGGCGTAGTGTCGCCGGCCATCGCTACGAGGCGCGGCGGGCCCTAGTTGGGCCCCATCGCATTAGCGCGGCTTGCCGCGTCACCCCTAGTCCCTTCCCAATGGACTCCCACGTATATCCGTCCTCGCGGAGTCCGTCTATCCCGCGTTGGATCGCCGCGTCGAGATCCTTCCGGATCTCCACCAGGGCGACGAGATCCTCCACGTCCGCATCCCCGACACGAGCTCCGGCGGCGGCGACCATACGTCTAAGCATAGAAACGAAGTCGCCTGTCGTTGTGTACCGCTTCCCCCGCCGGCGAGCTCGGGGCGGTCTCGAGGCGAGCTCGCTCGAGTCCAGGGCCCCGCTCACGGCACCTCCCCCTTTACCTCGTGGAAGTCCCCGTCCTCGCCCTCGGCGTAGACGTGGAATCGCTCGAGCATCCGGAAGGTGATCGCTCCGTCCACTACTTCGGGGACGTGGATCGTGGGGAAGTCCGGCGCGTTGGCGACGGCGAAGTCCGCCAGACAATCCGCGCAGAGGGTCAGGAGGGGATTCCGTTGGGCGGTCTCCGGCGTGGGCCCCACGAAGGCGCGGACTACCGGCTTGATCGTGAAGTCCCCGTCCCCCCCGCAGTAGACGCCGGCGCATCCCGCCTCGATCACCTTCGCGCCGGCGGGGAAGTGCTGAGTCACGAGTCCTCCCCCCGCCGGCGAGCGAGTAGTCCGATCTCGTCCGGGCCGTCGATCACGATCCCCAGGAGCTTGTGGGAGGGCTCGAGGGCCCCGGTAGCGAGCCAGTCCGCCACGCCGGCTCGCGCGGCGGCGAGCTCCTGGCATCGGGGACAGACGCGCGGATCTACTTCTCCGTGATCGCAAGAGGCATCCGGAAGATTCCACGGATCGGAGGCGTCGCGCGGCCAGTCGCCGGCCATCGCTCGCCGGCGGAGCTCCAGGTCCGAAGGCGGCGGCGGGGGGAAGGCTTCGAGATAGACCGGACAGGCGCGCTTGTGGGAGGACTTCCCCCCGTTACCCCATACCGTCCGACCGCATAGGCAAGTCCACGAGCGGTCCGCGTGCTTCCGGGCCCCTCGCCGGCGGGCTTCGCTAGTCACTAGTCCCCCCTTCGGAGTCCGCGGGATCCTCGTCCCACGGCTCGATCTCGTCCATATGGTGATCGTGGGCGATCCCCTGGGCGACGCGGACGAAGTGATCTAGCGTCGCGTGGACGTCCGGCGCGTCGAGCTTCGCTAGCTGCTGGCGGTCCAGACTGGCGAGCTCGAGCACATAGTCCACCGCGATCCCTCGAGTCTTAGCCACGAGCCACCCCCGTAAGGTTGCGGCGGAGCTTCGTCCCTTCCTCGAGGGCGGCCCGGGCGAGTACCTCCGGCGCGGACCGCATCCCTAGCGCGGCGATCCGCTCGAGGGTCGAGACGTAGTAGTCCCGCTCCGCCTCGAGGGCCCGGACCGCCTTCGGGCGGGCGGAGACGAGATCGATCCCGCCGGCGACGAGGGGATCTAGGGCCCATACAACCGCGGAGAAGAGGGCCCCGATCTCGTCCTCTTGTCCGTCCGCTAGGGATGCCATCGCTCGAGCGAGATCCGCCGGCGTAGCCTCCGCGTCCTCGTTGATCCATTGGTGTAGGAAGCAGGCGGTCCGGTCTAGGTGCCAGTATCGGGCCCCGTCATAGCCGACAGGCTTCGACGTATCGGGGCACAGGAGGATCCCGCAGACGGAGCAGGTATCTCCCCCGTCCTCGAGCTCGTGGGTATGTTGTTCTGTCATGCTTACCAGCATAGCGGACTGTGGTAAGTCCCGCTTACCGTCAGATTGACACTAGAGGGCCCTAGCTTTCCCCCTGCTCCCCGATCCTCCGGGGCCCTAGACGAGCAGCGCGACCGCCACCCCCAGGGCCCACGCGGCCACCAGGACGCCGGCGACGAGGACGAGCAGGAGGACGATCCACGCGCGCCTACTTCTCTCCCCCATTGGTAGGGAGGGCGACGAGGGCGATCGCCACCCCGCCCACGAGTAGACCGGACGCCAGGAGCTCGTCATCCGCGGAGCGGTTACGAGCGAGGACTACCGCGGCGATCGCCAGGGCCACTACCGCGCAGAGCAGGAGTAGCCATAGCCTCCGGATCCGCCACGGCATAGGACTACGTTACGGGCTTCGTCCAGGCGAGGGCCCACGTCATCGGGCCCACGATCCCGTCCGGTCGCGGCGATCCCACGTCATACCCCTCAGCGATCGCCTCGTCCTGAAACATTCGACAGACTCCCTCGCTCCGGTCCCCGTAGAGATCGTCCGCGCCAGAGGGCCCTAGATCCCATCCCCTCGAGATCATCTGAGCTTGCCAGGTGGCGGTCCCGTCGCCGGCGTGGGGATTGACGAGCAGGACTCCGGGGAAGGGCGGGGCGGTCGCGCCAGGTGGCGTAGTGCTAGGCGGGGTAGCCGGCGGCGGGGCGGCTCCGCCGGCGACGTCCAGAGCTCGGGACCAGGGGAAGGACGATCCCACGTCCCAATGTCCCCCGCCGGCGGCTCCCAGGGCGGCATGGTCACAGACGCCGGCGGCTCCCCCCTGGGCTTCCGCGGCGGTCAGTAGCCGGAGCGGGATCCCGAAGGCGGCGGCTTCCTCGCCTAGCCACAGTCCGGCGTTATCGACCATATGGGGATGGGCTTCCCACTCCTGGGCGGTCCAGGCGGCGAATCCGCAGAGCTCGAGGCTCGCGGCTACCCCGTTGTAATCGCATTGGGTCCACGCGGACGAGGCTCGCTCCACGTAGATCCCCACAGTCGAGGGCTTATCGTCCGCGCCGGCGTGGGACGAGGCGTCCACGTTCCCCTGGAAGTAGCTTCCCAGGGACTCGATCGTCCGGGCCCCCTCCGCGGTATGGAGGACGAGCAGGCGGACCGCCTGTCCCCCGCGTCCGGAATAGTTGGGCGAGGGGATGGGGACGCGGCTAAGAGTCACGTCCCCTCCCCTCGAGCTCGCGCCGGCGAGGATCTCCGACGTCGAGCCAACGCGCGTCCTCCGGATCGTCCAGGGGCGGAGTGTGATCGTCGCCGGAGGACAGGCGGGCCGGCTTGCGCGGCTCCGGCCAGGTCACCCCCTCGAGGACGTTCCCCTCGAGATCGCGGAAGGTCTCCCGCTCGAGCTCGGGCCCCGTCACGAGCTCGCCTCCGGCGGATAGAGGCCGGCGACGGTGGGCCAATTCGCCTGGGTTAGCGACAGGAGATCCGCGTCCGTCACCTTCGCCTGGTCGATCGTCCCGTCCCCGTTGTCCACCTTGTCCGCGATCCCGGGCCCCGCCGCGTCGAGGCGAGTAATCGCGTTGATCGGTCCCCCCTCGTCGCGAAGGATCGCGTCCGCTATCGCGTCCTGGCTACTTGTCGCCTGGAGGATCGCGGCGGCTCGAGCTCGAGACCGGAAGTCGGGGTCCGCCTCTAGTTGGGACTGTGATTGGTAGGACACCAGGTCTCCCCTCTTGTCTTAGGGCCCATTGTTAAACCAGGCGGTATAGAGAATGTTGAAGGTGGCGGCGTAGTTCGCGCCCAGGACGGTAAAGGCGCGGATCGGGACGAGGGTGGGGTCCGGCCAGGGGTAGGCGATGTCGTTCGTGATCTGGGTCGACACCCCGATACTCATCGCCTGGAAGGCGATCATCACGGTAGGGACGGCGATCCCTGCGGCGGTACAGGCGGCGCCCACGTTCACGTTCGCTCGTCCGGCGGCGTCTGTGGTGATCTGCGCGCGGCAGGACATTGTGCGGACAGGTTGGGCCATAAGGCTCCCACCGCTCGCGGCGTAGCCATTGGTGTAGTTCTCTCGAGGCCAGGGCGGATACGGGGGGACGTAGAGCGGGGGGACGGAGATACTCCCGGGCCGGCGGTCCGTTATATCGCCGGCGGCGAGGCTCGCGGCTCCGCCGGCTACGTGAATTTGAGCGAGGGCGACCGTACCGGCGGGGACCGCCGGCGCGGCCCCGGGCGGAGCTCCCTCTGCGCCGGCGACTATGGCGAAGATGAAGTCCTCTTCTGTCGTCCCGCCCAGGTCCGCGGAGCGAGGGTGACAGACAACCAGGTCCACGCGGTCCGTCCCCGCCGGCGGAGCAGGCGCGAGGGTTAGGGTCTCGATCGCGTCGGACGTACAGAGGACGGTCCCCGTATTGTTGGCGGAGGGGACCGCCACCTGTCCGGGGTCTACGTGGACGTCCATCCCTGTCCCCACCGCGGTTACCGCGCATCCGCTCGAGGCCGGAGCGGGCCAGAGGGCCCCGATTAGCCGGCGGTCCAGGGACGCGGCATAGCTTCCGGATTGGAGCCATTGGGGGACGTAGCGAGTCACGAGATCACCTCCGCGCGAGCGCGTCCACGTCGCGCCGCGTCTGTCGGAATAGGGCAGTAAGGGTAAGGCGGGGACGTCCTACCGCGAGCTCCACGTCCTCCTGTCCGTCATCCCCGATAACGAAGGTGATCGCCTGGACGCGGACGGTAGAGCTCACGTCGAGGCGTCCGGAGCGGACTACGAGTCCTAGCGTGTCGCCCATCGCGGGGAAGTCCGGTCGATACCATCCGGGCCGGAGTGTCAGGGAATACGAGGGGACCAGGACGCCGGCGTCCTCGAGCTTCCCGTCTACCTTCTCCTGGAGGCTCGCGAGGATCGATACGTCCGACTCGTTAGACGCGCCCATCCACAGTCCGACAGGGATCCGCCCTACGTCATTGGCGTCCGCGTTGGACCGCTCCGCCCATAGTTGGGACGTCTGCTGTCCCTGGTCCCCGATCGTCCGCCAGTAGTTCGCGTAATCCGTGGAGTTAGCGGAGCGAGTGAGGGCGGATACGCTCGAGCCATAGGCGAGGACGAGATCCCGCCTCGAGACTCCCTGGGAGGGGTAGAAGATACGAAGGCGGTCCGTCCCCTCCGTGTCCGCGGCGGGGTGGACGTCCAGGTCGAATCCGTCGATACAGGCTCCCATATCGGTCAGGGCTTCGCCCACGGACTTCTGTCCCTGGTAGGTCCGGTCCCGTAGGCGTCCGGATAGCGTCTGTCTCCACGTCCCGTCCGGATTACAGGTGGCGAGCGACAGGGGGAGGGCGGATCCCGGGGCCATTGAGGCTCCGGAGCTCGAGTGAGGATCCTGGGCTTTCGCCAGTAGATCGCCGGCCCATAGATCCTGGTCCCGCCCATTCTGCGTCCAGTCCGCCGGATTGGTCAGGTAGCGGCGATTGAGGACCGCCAGGTAATCATGCGCGGTGTAGTTCACCGCATGGGCCCCGTTCTCGCTTAGGACGTCCTCCGATTGGGCCACTACCCCGCGGAACATAAGGCGATCGCCGGCGAGCTCGGGATCCCATCGCCAGGCGAGGATCTCCGTAGTGAGCTCGTCCACGTAGGCACAGGCGGGATCGCGTCCGTCCATTGTGAAGGTGAGCTTCGCCGGCGCGTTTAGGGCGGTCTCGAGGCGACGCGACCGCGCGGAGGCGAGCTCCGTTATCCCCGTCTGTCCGGCGTAGGCGGGGAAGGCGAAGGCGCGACGGTGGACCGTTAGCCTCCACCGCTCGCGTCCGGCGGGGACGTCCGTCACGAGAGATATCCGTCCGTCCAGATAGCCTCCGCCTGGGTCACGCCGGACGTCGAGTCCCCGTAGAGATTGAAGTAGGTAACCGCGGGGGAGGGCGGGATCGCCGGCCAGGTGGACGTCTGCCAGTCCACCTCCGCCATAGCGGACTGGAGCGGATCGCTATCGCGGAGGACTACCTTCCGGTCCGCGTCCAGGTCGATCCAATGATTAGGGTCGATCCTCGTCCCCGTCACGAAGGCGATCGCATACGAGGCGAGGGGATCCGTAGGACTCATTACCTGGAGCTCGAGACGTGGGTCCGTGATCGGTCCGAATATCCGGAAGAGGGGACGGACCGCCACGTCCCCAGGGGACTCGATCGTCCCCGTAGACGGAGCTCCCCCGCCTACCGGATAGATCCTCGCGGAGTATGTCGGATAGTCGAGCGGATAGACGCGTCCGGGGATGGTCGAGGATCCGGAGCGGCTCGAGCTCGTCCGGCCCAGGGGGTCGCGCATGATCGGATCCGGGGCGATCCACGACAGGTGGATCTCTCGAGTCCGGCTCCCCGTTACGGGCCAGGCGTAGTCCGAAGCGCGGACGGTAGCCATACGCTCCGGCTCGCCGGCGCGGTCTAGGACGTAGTGGAGCTCCGGCCTGGCGGCGGGGACCATATACGGGGCGAAGAGGGTAGCGATCTCGTCCGGCTTCATCGATCCGCCGGCGACCGTCTGGACGTTCGCGGAGATCGCTCGAGATCCCATAAGCGAAGTCCGATCGTCCGTCCCGTCCGCGTCCGGTCGATTGTTGGTCACCTCGCGGACTTCGGGGTATCCCAGGTTGAGCTCTAGACAGGCGTACCCCGCCTCGAGATCCTCGAGCTCGAGCGAGCGTGTCCCCATTACGAGCCAGGCGCGGCGGATACAGACGCTAGACACCAGCGGACTCCACTTCCCACGCGAGGCGACGTCCGAAGGTGGCGACGTCCACCTTCTCCCCGAAGTTGGCGGTCATTATCTGGACGAGCGGTCCGGCTCGAGCTCGGGCCGGAGCGGGGGAGATCACCTCGCCGGCGTGGGCGAACACGAGTCCGCTCCTGGTCATCAGTCCGCCCAGGGCGAGGGTAGGTATCTGTGGAAGTCCGATCGATCCTCCGCCCACCTTCCCGATCCCGGGGATATGCGTATCGACCTCGGGGATATGGAAGGTGGGGATCGAATTCCACGCGTGGGCGAACGCGTTGTAAACGGACTTCGCGGTATTGATCGCGCCATTCACTACGGACATAAGTCCGGAGATCCGCTGCTCGATCCACCCCACCGCGGCGGAGACGGCTCCCTTCACGATCTCGAAGGCGGAGATAAAGGGTTGGGTAATCTTCGAGATCACGCCGGAGACGATCCCGCCTATCGTCCCGATCAGTCCGGAGAAGAAGCCGGAGATAGGCGACCAGTAGCGGATCACCATCGCGACCGCCACCCCGAAGGGCCCCGCCAGGATCCCGATCAGTAGAGGCCAATTCGAGCGGATCCACCCCAGGACGGACGAGACGATCCCCTGGACGGCCCGGAATCCGCCGGACAGGACTCCCCATACCCAATTCCACGCGGCGACTACCGCGCCCACGCTCGCTCGCCAGGCGGCGGAGATCCCGGTAGTCATCGCTCGCCATATGGACTGAAACCAGGTCGTTTTAGTTGCGATCAGGACTACTACCGCGATCAGGGCGACGATCGCCAGAATGATCCATCCGATCGGGGACGTCAGGAAGGCGGTATTTAGGAGCATCATCGCCAGGCGGACGCCGGCGATCGCTAGCTTCACGGACTCCATAACCATCGTGAAGAGCTTCACCGCGGTCACGATCGTCACGATCGCGCCGGCGAGGACGGCGATCCCCGCTATCAATGGGACGAGCCAGGAAGAGTTAGCGGATATGAAGTCGAAGAGGCCGGCGAAGGCTTTCTTCACGTCCCCCACCGCGGGCAGGAGGGCGGTCCCTATCTTCACCTTCATCTCTTCGTAGGCGACAGACATCTTCGCTCCGGCTCCGGCGGTCGCCTGGGCGGTCCCCTGTACCTGTCCCTCCACCGCGGCGAGGACTACCTTCTGAGCTCCCAGGAGATCGCCGGACTTCTGCATCGCGGCTATCTGATCCTTCTGAGACTTCGTGAAGGTGACGCCGGAGCGCGCGAGGGCGGTCATCCCCTTAGTGGGATCCTCGAGGGCTTTCCCTAGCTGGACCGCGTTGGACTCGATCGATCCGAAGCCGGCGGCGGCGAGATCCGCGCCGGCTTTCGTGGCGCGGTCGAATATCCCCGCCTGCATCCCCGCCGCGCCGGAGACGCTATGGAATGTCCCCAGGATCGACATTCCCGCCTTTACAACATTGGGCGATACCCCTATCTGTCGGCCCAGGGAGTCCGCGAGCTCGATCGCGTGCTTCGTCGCCTCGCCGGCTCCCTCCCCCGTATTCTTGAATACCGCGGTTAGCTGCTTATTGGCGTGGGCGGCGGCTCCGGCGGCTTCGACGGTGGACTTCCCGAAGTCCACTACTTTCTTTACCGCCATCCCGGTAGCGACCGCGCCGGCGATACCGGCGAGCGTCTTACCTGTCGAAGTAGCGGCTCCGGTCGCCTCCTGGGATGCGGAGCTCGTTTTCTTGAGCGCGGAGATCGCGGAGTCCGCTTTCCCCAGGAGCTCGATTACGAGCTTCGCGGCCACGGCTACCCCTTAGCCTTCGATATTTCCTCGAGGATCTCCGCGGCGGTCACCATCGCGGCAGGATCGCGGAGCCACTCGCGGGCGGGGACTCCGGTATGGACGGCGAGCTCCACGGCTAGGAATCCGATCCCGCCTCGAGGGTAGGGTCCAGGGCGTCCGGCTCGTCCTCCGAAGCCGGCTCCACCTCTTCCGCTTCGTCCAGGGCGTCCACGAAGGCGCGGAAGTTCTTAGAGCTCGGGTGATCGGGGTACTGGCGGCGGAGCGCATTCCACCAGACGCGCATCCCCAATTCGACAGGGGTATCTATGGGCGAGTGTCCTAGTCCCCGCTCCGCGTTTAGTTGATCCTGGGCGGACGTAGTGACGCGGAGCTTCTCCCCGTCGAGGGTGATATCCACCTTCGTCCGGAAGCTAGGCACCTTGCACCCCGTCTAGGACGTCCTGGGCGGACCGCTCGATCTCGCCGGCCCATAGCGGCTCCGTCGAGTCCGCGGCCCGGACTACGAAGGGATTCGCGGCTATGTCGCGCCGGACGGATCCCCAATGGATCGGGACGGCGTAGACGAGCGGGGACGTGATCTGTGAGACGTTCGGCCCCGTCCGGCTCGAGGACATAGACGAGGCGAGACGTCCGGTCCGGCGGGGAGCTCCGCTCGAGGACGCGGACGAGATCACGCCGGCGGCTTTCGCGAAGCCTGGGAGATCGCCCACCTTCTTAGCGGCTCCGTCGAGCGTGGAGGACAGGCGCGCTTCTCCCAGGACTCGTACCTCTACCGCCACGGCTACGAGCTCGAGGACGCGGCGACAGGCGCGGTGAAGGTGGGCTTCGCCGGCATAGACCAGGAGAAGTCCGAAGTCAAGCGCGGGCCGGCGTCCCCTCCGTAGGTCTCCGCGGGGATCTCGATCACTACCGTCCCCGTGATCGTTGGCGCGTCTACGTCATTGGGGACGTACTCGAATTCGACGGTAGCGAGATCGTTCGCCCATACGAAGGCGAGCCATCCGGTATCGGAGAACTCCTGTATAAGCGTCCCCTCGAGCTTGTGTCCGTCGAGCTTCCGGGGGGCGGGGACGGTCTCCCCGCAGAGGACCGTAACGGACGAGCCATCATCGGAGTAGGCGGATCCGATCCGGACATTCGTCACCTGACACGAGACGTCCGTCTGTGTCGCGGTGGGCCCTAGCTTGAGGGTTCCATTCTTTAGCTTCGACTCGAGTACCGCCATCTAGCTATCACCTCCTGGGATTGTGAATTGGACGAGATACGAGGGGAGCGTCTTAGCCTCGAGGACATACGCTCCAGGTTGGGCGAGCTCTACGGGGTAGACGGAGGCGATCGCGTCCACGAGCTCGTCTAGCTGTCCCCACGTCACGCGGTCGCCTCCGGTCACCCCAGGGGCGATCGCGTGGACGTTCCATACCGCGGAGTATCCGCAATTGAGGTTATAGACGCGGCGGGGCGGGGGGACGAGTACCGCCGGCGGATTGAGCGCGCCGGCGTCCGTTGTGGCGCGGACGCCGGCGGACTTGAGCTTCTCCACGATCTCGAGGGCTTCGTCCGCGGAGCTCACGCGACGATCATCTCCGTCCAGGGCGAGATAAGCGTCTGAATGTCCGCGTCATAGGACAGGACTCGAGCGGTCCCCATATCGGAGACTCCCACGATCCCGTCCGGCGAGTTACGTCTAGCCATTAGGCGATTCGTCAGGAGTAGTCCGGCCTGCTCGAGCGAGCTCGGGACTGGAGCGAGCGGATCTCCGGTCTCCGGATCGACGGGGAAGGCTACCGGGGCCCGGATCTCGAGGGCTTCCATAGACGCGGCGACCGCCTGGGCGATCGCCACGTCATCCGTAGTGTCGGTCGCGTCTATGCGGGCCCACGCTTTGTAGTCCTCGAGGGTTAGCCAGTCTCCGGGCCCCGGAGCCACCATCGCTAGCTAGCTGCTTTCTTCGTCGCGCCGGAGGCGTGGGCCGGCTCGCTCGAGCTCGAGGCTCCGCCGGCGTCGAGGGGGAGCAGGGTGGACGTCACCTTCACGAAGGCGGCGGGGTCCACCGCGGCGGCGGCCCACATACCGATAACTCCCACGTTGTATCCGGCGACTCCCACGTCCACTACCGATAGCTGGACCGGAGCTCCTGGCGTCTCGTAGAACTCCGCTTGATCCTTCGGGCCCACCAGGAAGGTATTCCTCGCTATGTAGGGGTCCACTACGGGGCCCAGTCCGCGCACGCTCGAGACGTTCCCCTGGGCGTCCGCGGTCCCGTAGGCATTGGTAGGGCCCAGGTCAGGGAAGAGGGGACGTCCGGCGGTATCGGTGAGGCTCGCGATCAGTCCGTAAGTCTCGAGTCCCATCCATACCGTGTCGGGGAATAGCTGCTCTTCCCCGTTGGTCGCGCACGCGACCGCGGCGTCTGAGATCGCCTTAGCGAAGGTGGCGGCGGTCCCGTCCCAGGCGACGGTAGCGGTCACGTTCGTGAGGATCCCGGCCATCGCGTCCTTGTCGGACTCCCGCGCGTAGATCGCCACGAGATCGGAGAAGATGACGTCCAGGGCGGCGGGGGAGGACCGCTGGACGAGCTCCCACGCGACGTCCACCCCGCCGGCGTAGGAGTGAAGGTCGATCTCCGCCAGGTCGAGCGTGAAGGCTCGAGACGCTACGGGCCCCTTCTCAGTGTGCGGGCCCACCTGGGTATGTTGCGAGACGTGGGGACGTTGAATCTTCATCCCTACCGGGGGGAGCGGCGGCTTCGTCATCGCGTCCACGGAGGGGCGATTCGCGAGCCACACTCCCAATATGTCCCCTGTCACCTGGGGAGGCACGAGTCCGGGCGTCTGCGCGGTAGTGACGTCCGCCAGGGCCCGATTGAATCTCCCCGCCTCCGCCTGGTCCCCATGCTTCATCCGCGCGTAGGCGAGGACGTATTCCCCTGGGGTCCGGTAGGGGAAGGCGGGCCCCGATCCGACAGGCTCCGCCGGCGGCGGGGTGGACCGCGCGATTAGCTGTCCGGCTCGAGCGTCGAGCTCCGCTCGTGAGACCAGGAGCTCGAGGCGTCCTGTCTTAGCCTCCGCCTCGCTCCGGAGCTCGTCCCAGGTCGCCTGCTCTATGTCGTTGAGCGTGTCGCGCTGCTCCGCCACCGCGCCGGCTTCGATCGCTCCCATACGCGCGTGGAGCTCGTCTATGGACTGGCGGAGTACCTCTACGAGTGAAATAGCCACGATCCCTCCGATCGTCTACGTGATTACAGGTCACGTCCTCGAGGGTGGCTACTCGCTCCCTAGTGGCGGCTCCATCTGCTTCGAGCTCCGGCTAGGCGTCCGGCCCAGGACGTCCGCAGACTAGCGCGTCGAGATCCCGCCGGCGGGATCCGCCTTCGAGGGCTCCGTCCCTACCGGGCCCGGACGCCGGCGTCGCCAGTCCCCCGCCTGGGGACAGGTCGCCCAATGCGGCTCCCCGTCCGGATTGACAGGGGTCCGCTTACCGCCGGCGGTCTCCGTCCAGGTGATCTCCGCTCCACAGGATCGACACGAGCTCACTACCGGCGGACCCTACCCCATCGATCGACGGCGACGGTCCTGGTCTCGTGAAGCCGGCCCCGCTCCGCGGCGAGGGCGGCTAGCGAGGGGTGGCGAGACTGTCCGGCCCGGACTCCGGTCACGCCGGCGTCCACGTAGGCGGGGAAGTTACAGACGGAGACTTCCCGAAGATTGACTTCGGTCCTGGTCACGAGATCCCGATTCGAGGGCGGAGTCCTCGAGGGCCCCGCGGTCACCTTCTGCTGGACAGGCTCGAAGCCTATGGAGAGTCCGGAGATCGCCTCGTCCGCCACCAGGGCGAGTACCTCGTCCGCCTGCTGGACTCCCTCGGTCAGGTGGAATTCCGCCTCGAGGCCGGCGTCCGTCTCCGTGAGCTTCGTCGCGCGTCCGATCCCCAGGCTCCGGTGATTGTGGTGGACGAGCAGGGGGACAGGCTTCCCGCGGTCCGTGATCGTCTTCGCGAAGGCTCCCTTCTCGAAGGACTCCGTATATTCGTCCCACCAATCCACTACGTCGAGCTCCACCCCGAAGGGGACCGCCAGTCCGATAAGCGTCCGTCCGTCCCCGCCGGCGTCCCCCTCGTCACGGATCCGGAGGCTCGAGGCGTAGACGCGCGACAGGGGACGAGTCATAGCGTTATCTCCCTACTAGGTGGAGCGGGGGAGCGTCGAGCTCGTCCCCGCCGGCGGCGGACGCGGCGGCGGGATTGACGAGCGGAGCTCCCTGGGCGGGCTTCGGGGTGGACTCTTCCGGTCCGCCGGCGGCGGGGAAGCCGGCGAGCGAGCGGGCTTCCTCGAGGGTGATTATCTCCGCTCCGTAGAGGACGGACGCGGCCTGGGCCCTAGTGGCGGTATCGGCGCGGAGCAGAGCTCCGGTCCAGAATTCCGCGGTGTTTCCGCGGGGGAGGCATTGGGCGGATAGCTGCTGCTCGAGGGGACGGAGAAGGCGGAGGATCGTAGTCGAGACGAATCTTCCGAATTCCGTCTCAGCATTCGTATACGTATGTCGTTGAGTCTCGATGGACAACAAGAAGGCGGGGACTCCCAGGATCATCGCGACCGTCTGCGCGTCCCATTGGCGAGCCTGGACTAGTTGAGCTTTGTCCGCGTCCGTCGCGAGGGGGACGAAGGTAGTAGAGCTCGGGATCACTACCGGAGCTCGAGTCCCGCTAACCGCGTTGATCCACTTCGCCTTGAGCTCGTCCGCCTGGACTTGAGTCAGGTTGGGACGCGTGTCCGTGATTACCCCGCTAGGGACCGCGGACTCCGTGAAGTACCTCCCCGCGTAGGCGTCCGCGGCCAGGGCGGCTCCGATCGCTCCGGTCAGGGTGGGGAGGACTCCGCGGCCCCGGAGCTCGCCGGACCGCTTGTCTATGGCTACGTGGAAGATACGGTCCGCCGGAAGGATCTCTTCCGATCCCTCCAGGGCGTAGACGGGGAGCCACGAGTCCGGATCGCGCGCCACGGATACCTGGGTCACGTCGAGGGGCAGGAGACAGGTGGGCCACCCCGTCGAGTCCAGAGGGCCCAGGAGGGCGACGTAGTTCCCGTACAGGAGGACGTCCGATACGTACTCGTCCACGAAGTCCGACAGGCTCCGGTTAGGGCCCGGGGTGGGGTCCGTGATTATCGTCGCCGGCGGCTCGAGCACTACGTCCCCCCGCTTCTGGCGTAGGGGTAACTGCATACAGATACCGGAGATCAGTCGCATCCCCGCAGTAAGCGCGGGGACTTGACGCGCGCTCCACTCTGAGACATACGGGGCCCACCCCATCCCGCCTATCCCGCCTCCGTAGTAGCCGGCGTCTATCGACGTCTGCTCCGCTCGCCTCCGCCAGAGCTCTAGGAATCCTTCC